ACGACGCTCTTCCGATCTAAGCACCAGAACTAATAGCAACATATCTATCTAGTTCGCCTTTAGTAACAAATGTACTATCAGACATATTAACAGTAATATTTTTAGCATTACCAATTACTGTTCTAATTTTATATATTTCGCTATCAATTGGTGTTGTCTTATCTGGTACATACCCTACATTGTTTCCACCATTTGTATAGCTATATAGCATTTCTGCTTTTCCGTCTACTTTTGCATATAGTCCAACTTCACGAGGGAAGAAGCCTACATTTAAAGTGTTATTGGACAATGTAGCAGTAATCAAATATTGGCCGTTACCCTCATTGATACCGCTTGTTACAGGCAATTCCATCTTAGGTGAAATCACCCCTGTCATTTCGTTGAAGTTTCTACCTGTGGCATCTCCATCGCCTACTACAACACGTGTAAAAATTAAATTCTTTCGTGTTGCCACACTTTCCGCAATCATTGCCAAACCATTTTTAGTAACCACATTTTGTGGATATTGACTAGGCATTATATACCCCCTTAACAATTAATATAATTAACTACATTAGCTTTAGTAATGTACACACCAGCCACTATAGATGCATCATCTAATGTAGAGTTAAACCCTACCATCGGATTGATAGTAGTTGTTTCAAACGTGGTAACAATACCGCCAGCGTATAATTCAGTATCAACGCTATGAACATCGTTAATACTAAGTCCAATATGTGATGGTTTAACTACAGTTAGGTTCTTCCTAATTTGCGGTATTGCATATACAAAACTTGAATTATTGAACTCTAGTTTTAACACACCATCTTCGAACAAAACATCTACATCATCAAGAACAAATGTTTTGACAATAGCTTTGATTTTATCTAAGGTACATTTTCCGTTATTGTTCCATAGCATTTGCACTATAGCCCTACGTTGTTCAACTGTACCATCACCATTGATGCCTAAATCCTTTTCGTATACCTTTAAACCACGTTCACCGACCGCATCAAAGAAGCCATTATCTAGTAATACATCTAGTAGTTCATCTATATCTTGCAATTGTAATCCAGCTGCTTGATATAATTCTCTAACCCATGGATCATTACGATACATCTTATTAATGGCTTTTAGTGCATACTCTTTAAAATCTTTATTAGTCATTTAAAGCCACGCTAACTGTACCCAATACGGCAACTTGTTCATTAGTCAGATTGATTTTGCTAGTACTATTATTTACAGTAACGCTTTCATAATCAGTAACACCAGCACTATCAATGATAATGTTGCTTATTTGTGCTACCGATACATAGTCTTGTTTAAAGGCTATCCTCTTTAAATAGGCAGTAACCGCTTCTGTAATATTAGATGTAATGCTTGATTTAGTGGTTGATGTGCTATGTTGTACACCTCTAACATCAATGTTAATAGGCACTTCTGTTGCACTAACTACAGTACAATGTGCCCCTATCGGTGCTTGTCCATCGCCTATGCCTTTACCATCAGGATCTATATAATCCTGTACACGCTTAACCAAATCAGTACTAGCAGCCTTCCTATCTGAATTTATGATAACTACCTTAACAGTATTATTGCCATTCCATAAGCCTATGACGTGAGCTTCACCAACACCCTCTACTTCTTTTGCCCATTGCTTATAGTGGTAATCGTTACCGCTTGTAGCTGGTTCTCTTAATTCCTCATAGTAGCGTTCACGTAAGTCATTGTCCTTTTCTTCATCTTCGCCACCTTTGGCCGCATCATCATTAATGACTGCGTTGATACCAGCAATAGTAATAGGCATTTGCGTTATTGTGCCTTTAGGAACATTCCCAACTGCACCAGCTTTAGTACATCTTATTTTGATGATAGAGTTATTTTCCACATCTTTGTTTTCTAGCGACTCATATTGAATACCGCTTTCGCTTTCAAATAAATCGCCCTCGTGGATAGTTCCATTACCATCAACAATACGCAAGTTACATACTGCTTTAGTGGCTAGTTTTCGTTGTGTTCCTTTACGTTGGAATACTACCCTTGTTAGTTCATCCCCTGTTAAGTTATCCACATTTTGTTTGCGTTCTATTTCTTCCGCCTTTTTCCACAGTTCAAGTAAAGCAAATGCTTCACCCCTCGTTATGTCATACGTTGGAAAGCCTTCGGTTTTCTGATACGCATCGTCAATGTTTTCAAGCATCGTATTATGGATGCTATCAACACTATAGTTCGAACTCATGTTCTATCTTCACCTCTTCCCCTGTATTAGTAACTACTGTGAAATAAAAAATACCAGCATTGAACTGCCAATCTTTGACAACTACAACACATGGTACTTTGTTCATGATACCCTCGGTTATTCTTCTTTTTATTTCAGATACTTTATATGCTCGTGGCAATCTGTACCCTAATAGTTTAGTTAGATCTAAACCAAAGCTATCACTATAGATTAAGTATTTCTTCATTTCAGTACGAATAAATAACTCAATCCATTGTTTAATTGCTTCAATCTGCGTATCTTCTACATTACGGCCATCTTCAAATACAAATCGATGTGTCTTATAGTCGAATTTAAAAGACCGCCCCACCTTATGTTGTGAGTTTGTAGCCGTTTTAGTAGATTGAATGGAATTAGTGAAGTTGTAATCTGTAGGAAACATCATACCCCCTCTTTCACAATATCAACGATAAAGAAATGTTGTTCATTTTCATCTGGAATAACAAGTACTTTATCGCCAGCTTTCCATAATTCATTAAGCACTATCTTACCCTCACCCTGTGCATCGTAATCAGATTTAGGACCAGCTGGGCATCCTTTGTGTGTCATTTGGCCACTATGTCTATAAGAGTATGTAGTGATATGGTGAATTAGTTGAAAGCATACATAACCATTAGATGCATCTATCATGAACTTACCATCTCTAATAGCTACCTTCCAAGGAGAAGTACTGATAACTTCACCTAAGCAAGCACCTATTCGTATAGGGTTGTTACGCTCTTTGAACATAGATGCCATTTTACTTTGCCATGCTTCCATATATCCCCCCTATGACATTCTAATTACTTTAGTAGGTGCTTCGTTCGTATGCCAAGCATTATTAGCATCAGAGTAGAACATAGCGTGTCCTTTACTTGTACTGTTGCCAAAACCGCCGCCAGCACCATTAGAGATAATAACGTGTTGATTATCACCATATACAAGAATATCGCCCTTATTTGCGTAACCATTGAAAGTTTCTACTTTATAGCCAGCATTTTTAGCGTTATTGACTAATGTGTCTACATTCGCCGTTCCTATATCCGCCTGTTGCTTTAAGAATGGACTGTAATAAGAGCCAGCCTTAACCACCACATCTACACATCCATTATCACGATATACACTTTCATAGCCATTTAATGCGTTCATGCCAGCATCAATCTGTGTTGCATTAGCGGTACTATTTGTTGCATTTGGTGTAACAGTTGTAGTAGTGCTTCTTGCATATTTGCTTGTATCAAGTTCCTTAGTTACACGCTTTAGATCTAATGTCATAGTATGGTTAACTCCATAATTATGTTTGCAGTTTTCTACTATGAATTTATCGTGTATGTCTACTGTGTAATCATCAATTATAATAATGCGACCACTCCTTACTGTATCATCACCTAATAATGTTAGGTTTAGCTTTTCAGCTACCTTATTGGTATCTTGAATGGTCTTTTTAGCAATTTGAGCAGTCTGTGCTTGTTTCTTATCATTAACTTTAACAATCTTCTTGATTAAGCCGTACTTCTTAATACTTTCATCATCTTGAATAGTTGACTTAACCGATTTGCTCTTTTCCTTTTGAGATATAGCCACGATGCTATTACGCATATCTTCCATGCTTAAATCTCTTGAGTAATTGTTGATAGGTTGAGTGATAACCTTATCTAGCACTAAATCCTTGTAGTCCTCAACGTGTATCTTGCCCTCTCGGTATTCTAAGCGGTACTTATATCCTGTTTCTTCTGTAGCTTGCTTGATAATATTCTTGATAACATCTGATACTGTTTCACCTTGATATATCTTCTTGATATTAGTCTTAATATCCGCCACATTACCTAAAGGCACGCTATTTTCACTACATACTTTTTTAATAGCTTCAAGGCCACTAACACCATTGAATTGAATTTCTATCTCTGATTTGTTGAGATAGAAGCAATAGTCAAAGCAAGTATAAGTGTACTTATTAGCCCCACTTTGTTTTTCAGCCACTATAATGCCTTGAAATACTACTTGTTCTTGTTGCTCTTCGTTCAGCTGCGTTGTAGCACTCTTGTTATTGTTGCTAAGTTGGTTACTGAACTCAACCTTGCCACCAATAGCAAGCCGTGTACCCATAAGATTAAAATCAAAAGGGTTATCCACTAAATCAAATTTAAATTCTTGACCTAATGTATCAATACCATCTGACCTTTGATAGTTATTTGTATAGGCGGTAATTTCACGAGTTTCAGTAACATCTTTACCTTCTTTATTTTTAGTTGTATTCGTATACTGTAACTTCATTTCTTAACCGCCTTACTATCAGTAGCTTTTGTTTCTGTAGCCTTATTTTCGCCACCAGTCGAAGATTGAGCCGTAGTTGATGTATTAGTATATACATACTCTTCAATACCTATTGTTGCCTTAATATCTCCAACCTTATCGTATGTATAAGATAGATCATTAATGACACACGGCATATTAAGGATTTCATTTCCATCAGACTGAATAATGCATATCCGCATCACGGCTTTCATCTGCCGTTGTGCTTGAAAGAACTGCAAGCATTGTAGCCCATCGCTACCATTACCACGAATAAAGGCGTAGTCCTTATTAATTGGTAACAAGATATTATCTAGTGTTAGTGTTCGTAACCCTAGCGGTCCTATAAGTTTAATATCCCCCCTAAGACCATTAAAGGTTTCGTTGGCTTGTGGTTCGTTAATCGTAGGTAAAGGGTTAGGCACTACAGGTAATGTGATGTATTCATCTGTTAATTCAGAGTGAAACACAATATCTGTAGTCGGTTTTCGTTCGGCATAATCTAAAATCTTACCAACTAGACCATGTGAAATTTTGTCTGCAAACTTAGTAGCACGAGTTACCGCTAACTTTTGCAAGTCCGCTTGTTTCGTCATTAAGCGTTGCTTCATTACGCTTTTAGCGTTATCTTGAAAACTCATTTCACACCCCCTACATATTGCCCATAGCTAACATAACTTTATTTGTAACGTGTCTACCACACGCATCCATGAAATCTTCATTACCAATCACGTTGCCTTGTACTGTTACATTGACTGTTACATTACCACTGCTACTTGCTAATTGTTTCATGCTTTCATCGTGTGGAATTACTTGTGATCCATTCGGTAGATTGATAATTTCGCCACGTTGATTTTCGTTGACATATGTCGCTCCACCTTTCCAGTACTCAGTACCAGTTGCATTATTCCCTGCTGTAACACGTCCTACAGTATTGTTGTATAGCCATGCTCCACCTTCTTTGATAGCATCTATTTTTTCACCAGCCCATTGCAATTTATCTTGAACCCATCCAAGTACACTTTCTGCAACAGATTTAATAATTCCAAAGTATCCACTAAAGATTTTGACTAACCCACTAAAGGCCATATCCCAGTTTCCTGTGAATACACCAACAATAAAATCAATGATACCGCTGAATATTTGTTTAACACCATCTAGGATAGGACTCATGATTTCCATAAATCGGTTATAAATAGGCGTAATAACCTTTATAACACCATTTACAAATTCCATGCATCCACTCACTAGGCTATTCCATAATTCGGCAGCATAACTTGAAATTGCATCCCATACAGATAACGCAACTTCCTTGACTGTTTCCCAATTATCAATTAATAGGTACAAGCCAATCGCTATTGCAGTAATTGCAATTAAAATTGGGTTAGCCATCATTAGCATGCTTAATAGCCTTACAACTTTGATTACAGTCATAAAGGCATTAAATATAGAAACCAAGATAGGAATTACACCAGCTATTACATTAAAGGCAACGAAGCCAGCAACAATTACTTTAAGCACTGGTACTAAGAAGCCTAAATTTTCAGTACACCACTTAATTACACCGCCAACAGTAGATAGTACGCTTTTAACTACATTCATACCTTCTGTTAGATTTGTTTTAATTGTTTCTTTATTTTCTGTAATAACTTGTGCGATCCATGTGAAAGCACCACTAAATGTGTTAAATATATCTTGAATAACTGGCGCAACTATCGGCATGATTGTGCTAACCATATCAATAAAAGCCTTTTGCATAGGCAATAGGCCTTTACCAATCGTAGCCATTAATGCTGCCTGTTGGTTTTTCATCCGTTTGAGTTGCCCATCTGGTGTGTTAGCTAATATTTCATTCTGTTTAGAGAATGTACCATTAACTACTTCATTGATAGCGGCCAATCGTTCGGCTTCTGTACCATTCTTGATGATTTCCTTTTGTGCCTCTGTTAAAGGTATCTTCATCTTAGTTAAGCCAGCTACATCGCCATTGAACGCTCTACCGATTGCCTGTGATGCTAGTTGTGCATCTTCTGCTGTAGCGTTAATACCAAACTTACCAGCTACTAAGTTAGTTAAGGCTTCAGATAAACCCTCTACCTTATCAACAGGTACATTCCATTTGTTTAACTCTTGATACCCAGCACGAATAGTGCCAGCAGAGATAACCCCTACTTGCCCCCATTTAGATGCATATTCGTTTAACTGCTTTTGTGCAGCATCTAGCGACTCTGCGGATTTATCATACAAGGAATTGTTGTTAGCCAAGCTATTACGCAATAATGTTTGAGATAACTCTGCACTTTTGGCCGTTTCTAGTGCTTTTTTGCCGTAATCAACAATAGCACCAACACTAGCGAACGCTCCCAAGCCTGACATAGCTAATCCAACTTTACCGATACTACCAGCAATACCTAAGAATTTGTTATTAATTCCGTTGCCAAAATTACTTAACTTATTTTTCATGGCTACCATTTTACGTTCTGTATCTTTGGCACTATCCCCAGCCTTTTTCATAGGAGCGGTGAATTGGTCTTTAAGACTAAGTAATACGTTAATACTTTTAGCCATTATTGCCCCTTTCTAAATCTTCCATATCCAATTCAAAGCACGCACAATAAAACGTGCGTTCTAATGGATCTAATGCAAGTAATGAGGATAATGTATGGCCTTTTTGCATATAATAGCGGAACATAGTCAGTTCCCTGTCCACCCTTATTGCTTTTTTACATCTTCAACAGGATTTGCAATACCATACATACCCAAGATAGCTTCACCTAATGCAGTAATATCTTCTACGCTATCGTTTAAGACTTTATATACTACATCCGTAGGTTCTGCACATTCGTATTTCGCTTGTAATTCTTTATTTTTAAACAAAGGAACACAAGCATAGATGAGTTGTACCATCGCATCCATTACAGTCGATAGCGTTGCATCTTGCTTAATATCGTCCATAATACGCAATACTGTTGGTAATGGTTGATGAATTACAGTCAATTCACCACCTAAACCTTTTACATATACATCTTTAGATTGAAACCCCTCTTGCATATTGCGGTTAAGCAAATCTTCAAGTTGTAATTTAGCCATATATTATCCACCTCACATTAAAAAGGAAAGGCGATGCACTAAGCACCGCCCATATATTAAAGAATTAAGTCTAAGTAGTTGTAATCAGCAAATTTGAAAGGATAGCTTTCTTCTTGCACCTTTTTGTTTTCGAAACCATGTGTTAATTCATCCAAAGTAACACCTGTTAATTCGATACGTTCCGCACCATTTACATCTGGATCTGTTAATTTAGATACAATTTTTATGTCTGGTACACTACCATTTTTGATTTTACCAGCAATCTTTTGTGCTACACGGCTATCGATTTTGTGAAGTACTAATGTACCAGCACCTTCAAAACCTACCAAGCGTTGGTGAACACCCATTTCACCATTAATGTCTACCGCTTCATATTTAAGGGAGATTTTAGCTTCAAAAGATTTAACATTTGCATATAATTCGCCATCAATCCATACTTTACCAAATTGGCCACGTAAGATTTGATTATGAATGTCTTTACTCTTCATTCTTTACCCCCTTATTCCATAGTAATTTGGAAGGACAAATCTTCCATAGCATCCAGGATTTTAACTTTAGCAGCAATAAATACAGTAGATTTGAAAGACATTTCTTTAACTTTCGCTTCATCCCAATCTTCTGCTTCTGTTTTACCTACAGATAACCACGCTTGACGTTGATTTTCTACATCAACAAATGCATGGTTGTCATATTCTGGATCTAAAATTTCACCATTGACTACTTTGGTTAAGGATTTAAAATATGCGTTTACAGAAGAAATAAACAAGTATTGGTTGTCCAAGTGGTTTTTATACTTGCCTACATAGTATTTTTTAAACGTAGAGTATAAGTCCTCTTGAATTAAGTCCATACTTTCAACAATGATGATTTTACGCATATCTTCTGTATCAGTAGATGTGAATGTAGTCAATGTATTAACACCACGACCTACACGCACTACGTTATCTTCATCATCATTGATTAGAAGTAACCAGCCTTCATCGGTCCATTTGTTTACATCTTTTTCTGCAGTAACATAAGAGTTATCCACATAGTCTAAATCTTCCAATTCATAGTATGTAATACTACGGTTCATTGGTAAGTTAGCTAAAATAGATGTAATTCGTGGTAAATAATCAGTCATTTTAACATTAGTGCCAGCTTCCGCATCAGCTTCATGTACAAAATTACCTTTCATATTTACAACGTGTTTATCATCTGCAACTACTACGTTAGCAACTACACATTTAACCTTGCGACCTTTAGAAATAACATTACGGCTTTTAGTGTAAGATACTAAATCTGTTTGCCATTCAGCAACAGTAGTACATGCCCAGTTATATTTAATGCGGTCTAATACTTGTTTAATATCTGCAAATGCAGTTGTCTTAGTTGGAACGTGTAACACCACTACTTTGTTTACGTTCACATAGAAACAACGCTTCAACAATTTAATTGTATCGGCATTATATTTTTTATCGGTAATATCTGCTTCAAATTTGAATACATCATAACCAATAGTAGTTTGTTTATCGTCTTTAACGATAACTAAAGCCGTACCACGTTCAGAACGCAATACTGCAGATACTGCCTTTTGTAAAAAGACAATATCAATATTTGGTAAGCCAATCGCCATTTTATGCTCCTTTACCCATTAAAAATAGCACCCATACATGGTGGGTGCTATAACTATTGTTCTGTTGACTTTTGCAACTCTCCGTTGACTGCCAACTCTTCCATGTAAGGTGCATCTGCTTCTGGTCTGTTTTGATAGATCGTTACATCAAAGTTAGTGATATATGACATATCAGCCTTATTGATTGTTTCGACTATATCAGATGCAGTTATACTAAATCCATCAACTACGCTAACAGGCATTGCTAACATCTCACGCAAGCTTTCTCTCGCTTTGAGTAAGTTTAGATAGCCAATCTCACGCTTTTCATTAAAGTAGTAGATGTAGATATTAAGCGTATCACCTCTTAGGATTTCTCCTATATCTTCATTGTTAAAGTCTACAACCTCAATAAAAAATGATGGTCTAGTAAATCCCTCTGAAATATCTCTATCATTAACATCACATCCCAGCAGCTCCCTACATTTTACTGTTAGCGCTTTAACAATTTCTACTGCTGTATCCACTACTAACCTAACCCCTTTTCATCTAGCATTTTATCTATAAACTCTTCTGCCATAGAATGATATTCAGACGGAAATGCCTTTGCTGTTTTACCCATAATATTTTTACCCCTTACAAAGGCTTCCCCTGTATTTCCCACTATAAGTTTTGGCTTCCCTTGTGATTTATGTCCAAGCATTACATGTCCATGTTCAACTAACCATGCATGTGGGGCCGTGTTCTTTACACGTACTTGCCACTCATCTTTGCCATATTTATATGCTCTATCACGCTTCAATCCTTTTACTAAGTTTTTAGTTCCTGTTGAAGTCCCTTTTTTATAGTTTTCTTTTGCTTTGGATTTAAATTTATTTCCTGCTCTTTGTAAGAAATTTTTTGTATCCTTTGGGAAGTCTTTATTTGCTAAGTCTAATAATTCTTGTGTAAATTCACTTAGGCCTTCCGTTTCAATATCAACACTCATTAGATTACTACCTCTGTAAATATCTCTAACCGTTCTTTATTAAGATACGGATCCATTACATATAAGATATTATACTTTTGACCTTCAATTATTAGCCACATATCAGGCTCAATATCATTTCTGTATCTACAGACAATTTTATGCGTGGTTCTAGCTAGTGTTGTTTCAGCTGTTCTACCGCTTAATAGTCCACCTGTTTGTGGGATTACACCACAAAACACATTGCCTAAAACAGTATCGACTATTGGATATTGTCCTAGTTCATTCATTACATCAGACTTTCTATTAGCATGTATTTCTGCTTCATGTTGTAGAAGAGTGCTTAGTCTACCCTTTCTGTACATATTGGTACCCCTCCATTAAATTCATAGAGTATTTATCCAATATGGCTTGCGTTGTAGGATTGATAATTGCATTTTCTACTGCGGTATAGGTTCGATTATCATAAAACTCTCCACATAATGCCATTACTGCCATTGCCATATCATCATATTGATCTAACTCTTGTTTTGTTAAGCCTGTATATGTAGCACAATATTCAATTGCAGCAGGTAACACCATGTCAAGTATAGCCTTGCTTGTAGTGGTTACTTCTACACGGATATAATTAGCTACAATTTCTATTGTCAGTTCACTAACTTTCATAGGCTATTCCTCGTCTTTATCCGTTTTTTTCTTTTTTGTTTCTTTTACTTCTTCAATATATCCAGCGTTCAGTAAATCATTTGTAATTTCCGCATCAGAAATCTCAATAATGCTGTTTAGTGAGGCAGATACTGCCCCACTAAAACTTACTAATGCCCTATATTTCATAGGAATTTACCTCCTATTAAGCCATTTTCAATACTGCAATACGTTGTTGGTCTAGGATTTTGCCATCCATTTCAATGTATCCAGCAACACCAACTGCATATTGAGTATAGAATCTTTCAGTTAATGTTTGAATTTCAGCATTTTCACCACAAATTTTTGTAGCATAACCCATAAGGTCTGCAAATACAGCTACTTTCTTGCCTGTTGCGATCTTAGGCATATTATCAGATTCATATACAGGACGGCCTAACAATGTGTAGCCAAATCCATTTGTTAAATCTTTATTCAAGATATAATTGCCTTCATTATCTTTCAATTTTGCACATGCTTTGAAAGTATCCGGATTCATAATGAATACACCATTACCACGATACTTTTGAGGTACTGCAAATTGTAAATCAATCAAATCATCTGCAGTAATAGCAGATGCTGCACCAGCCGTTACTTCCTTTTTAGCATTCAAAAGGCCTTCGATTTTAGATGTGCCATTAAGCATTTCGTTTTCTAAGAATTCAACAATAGATTCTGCTACTTTAGTTACAACATAATTTACAATATCAAATCCGGTATTATTGATTAAAGATTTAGAAACTTTAGTTAATACACCTACTACGTTGTCTTTCAATGTAACTTGTTTAAATTTACCGCTTGTGGATTCAAGTTCTTGGAATTCACTAACGTATGCACAAGTAGTTTTAGATGTAGATTCATCTTCAACTGCGAAAATCAAATCACCCTTTACATCGTAGAAATCAGAGTTTTGAATGATTGGTGCGATGTTTTTTACCGTAGAAATGATACGGTTTGCGATTGTAGAAGGAATAACTACACCATTATCACCTTTAGAAAGGTTGACATCAGAACGTGTTTCTACATCAGAAAAAGATGTTTCACCTGTACGCAAGAAATTAGCAAATGCACGTTCTTCTGCTTGTGCAGTTACTTTTGCATCTACCGCATCAGATGTTTCATCTTCAGAACCTACGGACATCAATTTACGTTCTTCTTGTGCAAGTTTCAATGTGTTATCAATGTCCGCTACTTCTTTGCGTAGACCTTCGAATTTTGTTGTTTCTTCTTCATTAAGGGCACGTGTTTCTTCATCTGCCACTTTTACAAGGTTGTTCATTTCTTCAACCAAAGAATTGCGTTTTTCAATAAGTTTTTTAAAGTTCATGCTATCCTCTTTTCATTAAAAAAGCACCCACATATGGTGGATGCTATGCATTAAGTTTAGTTAAAATGTCATGATATTTTTGATTGTTAGGCTTTTTTTCATCATCTGCCTTATGTTCTTCAATATCATATTCTAATACACCTGTTGCGGTTTCATTAGATCTACATTCTAGTAAATCTTCTCCCTCATCAGCACGCATGCTAATTGATGTTGCGATATATGCTGGTGTAATGCTTAAAATACTTACTTCACTTATATCAATTGCTTTCAATGTGCGAATTTCAGGCATATTTTCCTGTTTATCCCAGCTATCTTCTAGTTTTCTAAAACCAAAAGACCATCCTTTTAGCTTTCTTTCTTCCGCTAATTTGACTACTTCTGCATCAGATACAACTGCTTTCGCATATAATCCAATGTTATCTTCACGCAATTCTAGTGAACCGTCTTGTTGTTCTCCCAGTTTACGGCGATGATTAAACCGCAATTCTACATTATCATTGCGTTGAAGTGCCGAATTAAAAGCTCCAGTAGCTACTTTTTCAAGGAATTGACCTCTTACATCACGGATTGGCTTACTCAATCGTTCTGTAACGTTCACATATCCCTCAATTGTTGCTGCACCATTACGTACCTCAATTTTCAATATTCTCACCCCCTTTCGTTGTTTTTAGTGTAATTAAATCACCAAGCACGCCAGTATTTGGTGTATACACTTTTTTCGTTTGTGGATAATAGAATACATTCCCAAGGTTCATGCTTACAAAATCAATGCCCATTGGTGATAGCTCTTCACGTTGACGAATTTCATCAATGTTAATCCAGTTGCTATCCAATGCAGTTTTATAAGCATTAAAGCGTGTGAGCATATCAGCTTTAAGTAAATCATTCATATCAAGGCTAAAATACAAGTTGCCTTTCTCTGTTTCAAGTAACATCGCTCTATTAATAGCTTGAATAAAGCAATTTACGATTGGCATAATTGTAGTTTTAACAAAAATATTAAATGCTTTCTCATCTGTAAATGTTTTGTCTGTAAATCCAAACAATTTATAAATTAAGTCCGCATTTGTTTGTTTACTTTCATTTAGCTGATTTTCTACGGCAGTACTATCTGCACTTTCAAATGTAATACCCTTATTAAGCACAATTACATCACTCTGACCTAGCTTAGATGTCATATATCGCCATGCTTTTTTGAGCGCCTCTAAGGCTTTTACAGTCAAACGCCCCTCAGATTTTAGGAATCCTTTGCGTACACCCTTACTAATTACTCCATTTTCATAGACTAATGCATTGTACATACTGGATATATGCATTGCGTTATCATCCAATAAACCACGGCCACGCACACCATCTTTAGAGTTACGCACCGCACGCATAATATTGAAGTTATCATAGTAGTACCCATCAACTAAGTAATACACTACTCTATCAATTAACTTGCCATTATCTAGCACGCTAACCCTATTTTTAGATAGGTACTGTAATGATTCCGCATCATTTCCATTCTTGCCTATGTAACAATAGCAAGAACCCTCTAGGATTAGATCATTAATCATAGCTTGTTTTGTTTCAAACGCACCTAGTATTGAATTTGTTTCAATGTTCAATAGCTTTGTACGTTCATCATCCATAATTTCTGTTATGGTATTCCCATCTCGTTTATACAAGCGAATTGGAATACCAGCAATGATACCAGATATAAGAAATAATGCACTTGCTACGGCTGGTACTGATAAAGCCTGTTGCCGTGTAACTGTTGTAGTTGCATCATAGCTAGGAAGCGTTAAATCTACCTCATCTGCAGTATCAATGAACGTATTTTCATCGGCTCGTGTTTCTGTTCCAAACAGATTTTTAACCCAACTCAATAAGTTTCACCCCCTTTCTATATCTGTACTACCCAATCAAGGGCACTATTAAGCATATAATTTTGATGCAATAGGTACATTGCATTGATACCAGCTACTACCATATCAACCTTTCCTCTTGATTTTTTCTTGTTTACATACCTGTTCATATTGGTATCGTACACACATCGTGAGTTTTCAAAGTTGATTTCTAATAATTTGTTACCTTTTTCATAAACAAGATTGCCCTCAGCTACTAATTCTGCAAGCCACTTAGTCGCTGGGTGCAACACACTTGAATGTTGTTTAATCTCAACCATCGTATAACCTGCATCTTCTAATTTCTGTGCAGTTGATAGTGCATTCCACCTATCATAGCCAATACCCATTACAATAACCCCATATTTGGCTTCTATTTGTATTATGTATCGTTCGATTGCCCCATAATCTACAGTACGATTGCCACACGCAATACAATAGCAAGCATTAATAAAATCACGATACGGAATGCGTTCTAGTTTTGATTTTTCGTCCACCCTATCTTCTGGAATAAACGCCCTTGCATCCCAATATACTTTGCCCTCATCCTCGTCATATGCAACCATATCTACAGAACAGTTATCTGTAGATAAAGCTAAGTCAACACCAAGGAATACTTCACGTCTATTCCAATCAATATGATCCACTGCACCTTTTTGTAAGTCCGCAATATTCACAAAGCTTTCACTACCAGCACCGCTATAAATGATGTTGCAATGCTTAGTTATAAAGTTCTCACGCTTACTTTCAATCTCAATAGCTACTTGCCGTTTAGATTTCAAGTCATCCATGATTTCTGTTACTTCAATAGCCAGTGGATTGCTTTGTTCTAGTACTTCATCATTTGTTGCCCATCCTTTTGTATCATCTGGTTCATATAACAAGGCAAATACCTTATCATCATCTACCGCACCATTTAATACACGCTTCGCATAGTCCACTTCATCTTCAAATGGATTATTAAGTGTAGGATATTTAGTTGAAATTATGAAGCCTAGCTTATTCAAGATAGTTAATTGCCCAGACCTCATAGCTTCAATTGCATATGTATTTGGTAATGCACCTGTTTCGTCAACTAGAAATACACTTGGCAATTTACCGTCAAGGCGCCCTGTTGAATAGTTAAGTGGTATATATCTATTGTCCGTAATGTTACAATGTATATAATCACGTAACATTTTAAATTTTTCCTTACCATTCATCTTGCCTAACATAGCAGGACTGCTACGCAATATTTCTTCTATAGCGGTTTTGATTTCACGTGATAATGAACCGTCTGGCGCTACAGAATAGAACTTAGAGAACTTAGGCTCTATAAAAAATAACAAAATAAAAAGAATAGCAATTATAAATGTCTTGCCATTCTTTCTGCATATCTCAAGTATTGCGTTTTCATATCGTCTTTTATCTTTATTGTTACGTTCAACTGTACATAATATTGCAGTAATAAAGAACCATTGGAACCCTGCCATAGCATCATATACTGTGATATTTGCTTTTAACCCTTTAGGCATTATTAATAATTTTAGTAATTCTCCAATAGTTCGTACCTTATTATCATCAATAATGTACTGTCTATCCTTGTTGTTTGCAATATTTAAGAACTCCTTAACCTGTAACTTTACATACTTTGGCGCATTTACAGTCCCTTTTGCAACGTCCATTGCATACTGATAGGCAGGATGTTTTTTATCCACTTAATACACCCCCTTGCAGCACGTTTAGCAATGGATCTTGTTCCTCTTCTTTTTGATTAGCTACAAGTACTCCAAGCTTCGCCCTAGATTGTGGAGATAGACACAATTCATCACATAATTTTAAATATGTCCTCACCAGTTTCTCTTGCGTTGCCACAAATTCTCTATCAACTGCAAGTGTTGGCCTTTTAGCCACACGCTTATTTGCAGTATGCAGCATATCAATAGCCACGCTCGCTTGAATAATTGTTTGTGTGTCTAATCTGCTTAATACTTTAGCTTGCCTTAATGCATCAACAATAAAATGAAATGCTTCTAACTGTGTCTTAGTTAGATAGCTTGGCGGTTCAATTTCCGCATCATCAATGAACGCATTTTCTACAGCAATACGTTTTTCTTTTTCAGCCTTTGTTAAGTGCTTCTTAGTAACCCTTGCAGATACAGCTTTTCTCATGTGTCCACCTCCTTTCCTGTGTTTTGTCGCCGCCTTGTATAGTCCCTATATAAATAAATATATATTCACGTGCGCACGCATGTCTGATTAGGGAAAATTATGTAAATTGTGGTGAGCAGTACGGTCTTGGACTTTTTCGTAAAAAAATTATTTTATGGTAGGGGGGGTACTAATTATTTTTTTCAAGTACTCTCTCTTGTATTCTCCATGGTCTGCTTTGTAGTGATGCATCTTGCATAATGTAATCAAGTTCTTTTCATCCGTACGCTTCTTCCATGCTTCGTGTAATGGTTCAATATGATGTACATCTAAGCGTTGCCCTACACTAATATAATTATCTTCGTGCAAGCATAGTCTACATAGATGCTTATCACGATCTAATATATTCCTTCTGCAGTCTTGCCATTCAACACTGCTTCTGAACTTCCGTTCTTTCTTTCTGGTGTCAGATGCATTTGCATGCTCCTGCTTGTAGTTGCGCTTTGGTTTGTGTGGACACGCTCCTTCGTGTATCCCTCCACAATAGCTACATGCTTTTAGCATTGCATCACCTCTACTTTAATACCGTATTTCTATTACGCTTTAACTTTCCATGTGTTCTTCTACATAATCCACAGTTAGTTTTTCTTGCATCATTCTGTGTTATGTAGCTTTGACATATTCCCTCATATTCAATTGTGTCTGCTGTACAAATGCCATATTTATTATTTAAGCATCTACCCCTGTTACAATTTATTCTAGTCATACATCATATCCCATTGCTCTACGATTAATTGCATATGCTTCATCATATGTAATTCCTTCACGTTCTGCTACTTTATTTAAGCAATCATCTTTAGTTGGATATTGTCCACTGTGTGTATTTATATGGCATTGTGTACAGAGTTGTATTAAGTTCTCCTTAATATCTCCACCACCACTGCCACGTGTATTAATATGATGTGGTTCTATATTTGTTCTTTGTCCGCATATTTCACAATATTTCTTGCGAACTTCTTGTATCGTTTTCTTGGATGTAATTCTTTTATGCTTCATCAAATAGTCCTTATAAACTAAAAAGGACCGCATCATACTGTGTTGTGCGACCTGTGTATGATGTAGTCCTTAATAGTGTGTAGTTTTTCTAGAGGCTTGTTGAAAGTGTTCTCTTCATCCATGCCCACATACAGTATCTCATATATTGAGTGTCAAATAATAGCAACCTTTTTATAAATTTCTTCAAAATTTCTAATAGCACGCTTATGTAAATTATGAATATTTTGCCTTGAACAATCTACTAATTCTGCTACCTTCTCCCAAGTACATCCATTAATATATCTGTCTATTAACACAACTCTCTGCTTTGGACTCTTTAGTTGCTCAATTAAAAATCTAGCATATTCACGTTCACGTAAATATTTACTCCATTCTTTCATAAGCTCCTCTGTAACCGCATCAAGTTCAGCTACTTTATCTGCTATAGTTATTGGTTTCCCTCCACTCACTTTATCCTTGCTGTAATCTATAGCTTGTAAACTCATGATGTCCTGTCTCAGTCTAAACACTTCACGTTCCTTACATCTTATATTTAAATCTGTATTCCTAATTAAATATAAGTATTCCCTTCCTGTCATATAGCAACCTCTATCCCTATTTTCTGTTTTGACATCCATTCAGATAAAGTATAGATTTCCTTTCCTCTTGCTGTAGAATATGCCCATTCTCCTATACAACCTTTAGAGTATTGCCAATCACCGCACAATATAATGCCCTTGCATTGCTCTAAAAGATTTAAACAAATTTCCAATCCCTTCGCATATTCTTTATCAAAATATACCATCCCAAAATTATGAATTGGAGATACATATACATGAGCAGGATCCATTGTAACTAGCGTTGACATAATTTTATCAACCTTACTTTTATTGGTTTCATTTCCTCCATATGGGTGTGCCACATAAATTAATGGTTTATCTCTTGTCATTGTGTAACCCCTTTTACCGTAATATCATTTACATGAAATACTTTCACATCATCCGCATCAAATTCATCAGTCTCATACTCTGCTAAATGTCTCTGTGTTGCCATTGGTACTGGTTTAATATCATCTATAAATAATTTCCCTTGCGCTCTTTCTCCATTTACAAACGCTTCTATCTCATCAACAATTGGCTCTAGCATTGCTTGGTTCTTTTCTGTTACCTGTATCCATGATGTTTGAATTTTACAAACATCCTTCGTCTTATTATTTAATGTTATGTTAAATCTTACCTTTTTCATCATTAGTGGAAAATCTTTATCCCATTGAATACCCATCGCTGTAATAATAAGTGCATCTGCTTTTGCAAATTTAAACGTACTAAATGCTTCTAATAAAAAATCTTTTGCCTTTTCGTAAGCCATTCGTAGTTCCGGCCTAAACATATCTCGTGTATTTAACTGATACGCTTCTATAAATCCATTACTATTTTCTTTTGTGAAAGATATTCTTTTCTGTGTACCTAATGTAAATGCTACTATTTTCATGGTATCTCCTTTATCAAAATTTAAATGACATCTCATATCCCTTTATTTACAAAACTCCATTAAGTTTGTTTGTGTTTTTACATTACTTAACATTTCAGATTTAGCCTTACTGTAGAAGTCTTTTGATATTTCAAACCCATATGCACTACGTCCTAACTCTATAGCTGCTCTTAATGTTGCGCCACTACCTGCCACAGGATCTATTACTACATCACCTTCATCAGTAAAGATTTCTATCAATCTCTTTAATACTGATACAGGCTTTTGTGTTGGATGGATTTTAGGAATGATATTTTTGTTATCCCTACGCCATTCAAACCAGTTAAATATCATCTTGTGATTATTATTAAATTTCGGTAATTTTCCCCTATATAAAATCAATGCATATTCTGTAGCACCAACGACACGCATATTGGCTTTTAATGCCTGTGCTGAATAATTCTTGATGAAAGAGATTGGTATATAGTTCTTAAACCCATGTTTCTTGGCATATTCAATTACCATCGCTTGCTGTTCATAGCTACAGAACACAATCATACATGGAGCCTTGCCCCTCTCTTTTGGTTCTTTCTTTAATAAGCGATTACAGAAATGAAAATATTCTGCAATATTGAAATTATGATCTGTATTAAAGAATGCTTTTCCTGCTTTCTTACTTTCGCCGTTTTTATTATCTCCACCTATATACCACATAGGATTACTTGCATATGCTGCCCCCCCTAGATTATAGGGAATATCAGCTATTACCAATTGTGCTTTAGGTATGCCATATCTTTTATAGTTCTGAAAATTATCATTAAATAATTCTACTTTCATTAAGCTTCCTTTCTTATCTCCTTATCTTCTCAAATATCTGGTTGCATATTTCAATCCCTTACAGTGCAGCTATATCCTTTTAACTTTCTCATTCTGTGCCTAATTGTTCTTACGTTATCCCCAACATATTTGTAGGCATCTCCTTGCATATTCTTTTCTTCATTAAGCTTATCTAATGATGCTCTATATTGTTTGTATCTTTCACATTTACAGTGACATCCTACTTCTCTAAACTTGCACTCCCTGCATGGTTTTTTCATAATAACTCCTTGCCCATTGGTTAAACTCTTTATTTCCCTTGAACGCATCTCTACGTATTCTTGCCATTAGCAATGCATCAGAGGGAATAAATGCATAGCCCCAATAGGGTATAAATACTCTTGTGGACTCCTTTGCCCTGCACTTTACAATATGATCATGTGCCTTCCTTACATTTCTGTA